TTTAAATAAAGAAAATGGCACTAGAAAAACATTCATACCTGAAAATGATAGATTGGTTGAAATTGACATTTCAGCTTATCATCCTACTCTTGCTAGCTCCCTTATTCATTATAACTTTGGTGATGACGATATTCATAGATCATTTGCGAGATTATATAACGTTGATTATAAAAAAGCAAAAGAATTAACATTCAAGCAGCTTTATGGGGGTGTTTTTAAACAATATCAACATTTAGAATTCTTTCAAAAAATTCAAACTTACATAAATGAGATATGGAGCAAATTTCAAAATGAAGGTTTTATAGAATGTCCTATATCGAAATATAGATTTGAGCGTGATAAATTAGATAATATGAATCCACAAAAATTATTTAATTATCTACTACAGAATTTGGAAACTGCAACAAATGTTCGTATATTATGGAATATAATTAAGTTACTAAAAGGTAAAAAAACAAAATTAATTCTTTATACATACGATGCTTTTTTATTAGATGTGTGCAAGGAAGAAAAAGAAGATATTAAAAAAATATTTAAAGTATTTGAAAAATATAAATTAAAGATAAAGATTAAACATGGAGACAGCTACGATTTTACAGAATGATATTAATATGTATAAGGCGAATTACGACTTTGAAAGTCCTTATAACATTAGTGATTTGAATAATAAACTGTTTTGTACTTTTACCACATTAGATGGGTTAGAGGGGCTAGTTAAAAGTCTCTCTTCTAAATACTCAATAATGTACAATAAAATGTTTGCATTGTATATAAAAAGCAATGATGAGTACGTTCTGACTTACAATGTTGATCAAGGTAATGTAAGTGAAATTCCTACAAACACAATATTAGTACACAGAAAAAAAGAAACTAATACTTTATATACTATAAACGCATTAAACGAGCTAATCAAAAGCCTAAATGGGGGAGTAGTAAACACTAAATTCCCTATAAATTGGAAGCATTACAGAAATTGTATATTGCTTACCCAACACAATGAGTTAAAACAACTCAATACCAAAATTCACAAAATAATTGAACTATAATTTGGATCCCAAATTTACGGTTCGTATATTCACGTTGAAATTTTTAAAAAACAGTTACAATTATGGATTTAAACAAAATCAAAAGTCGTTTGGACAACCTAAATCAGGCTACCAAACCAAAAAATACAGAAAAGAAAGATTACACACTAATCTACTGGAAACCAAAAGCAGAAGGAAAATACCAAATCAGGTTTGTACCTTCAAAAATCAATAAAGACAACCCATTTCAAGAAATTTTCATGCACTATGGAGTTGGAAAATACCCAATAGTAGCATTAACAAACTGGGGAGAAGATGATCCAATAGTTGAATTTTCTAAAAAACTAAGAAAATCATCTGAATCAGAAAACTGGAGACTAGCAAAACAACTAGATCCTAAAATGAGAGTATTTGCTCCTGTTATTGTTAGAGGTGAAGAAGATAAAGGTGTTAGATTATTTGAATTTAGTAAAACTATTTATATGGAATTACTATCAATTGCAGATGATGAGGATTATGGTGATTTTACAGATGTAGCAGAAGGTTTTGACTTTGTAGTTAATGCTTCTAAAGTACAAGATAGACCTGGATTTGCTCTTAGTTTAAGACCAAAACCAAAACAAACACCACTTAGTTCAGATGCTTCTCAAATTACAACTTGGTTAGAAAATCAACCAATTTTATTAGAGGAAAGATATAAATACACTTACGATAAACTAAAAGAAGAGTTACAAAACTTTATTTCTGGAGGTGAAGAAAAAGAAGATGATATTATATCTGAACCAGCTAGTGGTTTTGAAGATGATTCACCAGCTAAAGAACAAAAGAAATTTACATTATCAACTCAAGGTACACCTAAAAAAGCAAAATCAGAGGAATTTGATTCACTTTTTGAGGATGATTTACCATTTTAATTAGATTTATATGCCTAGAGTAAAAAAATCATTATCGGAGGCAGTCTCCAAAGAAATAAGATCTAAGTTTGATTTAAGTTCCTTCAAAGAAAAGAAGGGACTTAAACAAAACGTTAAGTTTAAAGAACAAACTTGGATACCACTTTCACAAGCATTTCAAGATGTTACCTCAATACCAGGTATTCCTCAAGGACACATTGTTTTATTAAGAGGACATTCTGATACAGGTAAAACAACAGCATTATTAGAAACAGCAGTATCAGCTCAAAAAAGAGGTGTACTACCTGTTTTTATTATTACAGAGATGAAGTGGAATTGGGAACATGCAAAGCAAATGGGATTGCAAGTAGAAGAAGTAGTAGATAAAGACACTGGAGAAATTACAAATTATGAAGGTGAATTTATTTATGCTGATAGAGAAACTATCCACACTATAGAAGACGTAGCTAAATTTATTTTAGATTTAATTGATGAGCAGAAAAGAGGTAATTTACCATATGATTTAGTATTCTTATGGGATTCAATAGGATCAGTACCTTGTGAAATGTCTGTTAAATCAAATAAAAATAATAATGAATGGAATGCAGGTGCAATGTCTACACAATTTGGAAACAGTGTTAACCAAAGAATTACATTATCAAGAAAAGAATCATCTGAATTTACTAATACATTAGTTTGTATTAATAAAGTATGGACAGCAAAAGCAGAATCACCAATGGGTAAACCAAAATTAATGAATAAAGGTGGATTTGCAATGTGGTTTGATTCTACATTTGTAGTTACATTTGGTAATATTTCAAATGCTGGTACATCTAAAATTAAAGCAATTAAAGATGGTAAGCAAGTAGAATTTGCTAAACGAGTTAATTTACAGATTGATAAAAACCACATTAATGGAGTTACTACAAGAGGTAAAATTGTAATGACACCACATGGTTTTATTAATGACAATGATAAGGAACTTAAAGAGTATAAGAACGAGAATGCACAAGCTTGGAAAGACATATTAGGTGGAGCAGATTTCACAATTGTAGAAGAAGAGCAAGCATACAACGACATTACTACTTACACAGAAGAACCACAATAAAATTATGGACAAGAAAAACTTACTTAAACTTCTCAATGATACTGAGGAGAATGATACCGGCTCATCTGAAGGTACAAGAACACTACTTATAGATGGTTTAAATTTATTTTTTAGAAATTTCGCTATGATGAATATGGTTAATCCAAGTGGTATTCACATAGGAGGTTTGGGTGGGTTTTTCCGTTCATTAGGAGCTGAAATTCGTAGAACACAACCTGATCAAGTTTATGTTGTATTTGATGGAGCAGGATCTACCACTAATAGAAAAAACATAATATCAGAATATAAATCAGGTAGAGAAGACCAACGAGTTACAAATTGGGAAGTATTTGATTCATTAGATGATGAGCATGATTCTAAAATAGATCAAATAGTTAGAGTAATACATTACCTAAAAACACTACCAGTTAAAACTGTTATATTAGATAAAGTAGAGGCGGATGATATCATAGCATATCTGTGTGATACATTACCAAATCACCCAGAAGATAAAATATTCATAGTATCTAGTGATAAAGATTTTTTACAGTTGGTAAACAAAAATGTTATTGTTTATAGACCAATGGAAAAGAAATATTACACTGAAGAAGTATTTAGAGCTAAATATAAAATGTCTCCTCAAAACTTTATTTTACATAAAACACTTTTAGGAGATAATTCGGATAAAATTAAAGGTGTTAAAGGGTTAGGTGAAAAAGGATTACTTAAAAAATTCCCTGAACTATCAGAACGTGATCTTACATTTGATGACATATTTAAAATATGTGAGGAAAAATTTAAAGATCATGTTGTATATGCTCGTATTATACAAGGTGTAGATGATTTAGAAAAAAATTATAAAGTAATGGATTTATCAAATCCAATGATGGATGAAAATGAAAAGAAATACTTAGATGAGGTTGCTAAATCAAAAGAATTAAATTACATTCCTGAGCAGTTCATTTCATTATACAACGAAGATCAGTTAGGTGGAATGATTAGAAATTTAGATTATTGGTTAAAAGAAAATTTTGAAAGGTTATATAGATGACATTAAAAAGCATACAAGAGTACGGTAAGGGATTTCAAATAAAGGTTTTATCTTCTTTATTAACACATAAAGAATTTTTAGCCAACATATATGATATTTTAAATGAGGAAGATTTTAATAATCAAGCACATAGATGGATTGTAAAAGAAATAATTAAATACTACGACAAATATCATACTAC